ATACTTGATTAGGATTAATACTATAAAATGGGATACTAGAAGTATACACATAAACTGATTCAATATCAGTGTATACTTGAGTTATTCCAGCAACAATATTTTCATTTAATACAATTGGAGTTATGTCGTTAAAAGTCCAACTAGTAACTAATAAATTAGTTTCATCAATTAAATTAGTAACAAATCCTAAATCACCTGTTTGGTAATATGTGCTATTTTCAATAATTTCAAAATCACTAACACCAGCATATATGATAAAATACGAACCTTCAATAATATCTGAATCTAATTCTTTAACTCTTGCTAAAGTATTGACATCATAAACATAGTCATCTGTATTAATTAATAGAGTAGGATTTTCAGAAACTTTCAATATAAAATAATTAAACTGTTTATCAAAATACGTAAACAATTTATCGCCAATTCTTAAAGTTCCTTCGCGATCAAAATTAGAAGTTGAATCAACGTAAACATATGCAATATCATCAACTACACGAAATTGAGTAGTAACTTTTGTGAAATAAGTTGGAATTAAATTCCTTCCATTAGAAATTTCAATTTCAAATACTTGACTTGCGAAAGAAAATACATTTTCAACTGTTTGTACTGGAAACTGCTCTGTTCCTTGTACTAAAATGCATCCCCTATCTGCTAATAAACTTAAAGGGTAATTATCTAATGTTTCAATTCTTACAATTTCTTTATTTTGATATATGGCATCAGAAGATGCCATTAAAAGATCTCTATAGTTTATAATATCAGCATTTTCTTGATATAAGAATTTAAAGTAGAATGAAATTGCTTTTGGAGTACCTTTAGAGATATAAAAATCTCTAATCCTTTTAATAATGGTATCTACATTAACATTTTCAATATTTTTCTCTAATGCTTGCTTTGGAAAATCTACAAGATACTGTTCTCTAATTTTTTCTAAAATATAGAGAATATATGTAAATCCTTGATTATATACTTTAATATTATTACTAGCATTATAAGAATCGGCTACAGTAACAATATTTGGAGATAATACACCTTCAACACTAAGATCATTATACGTATAACCTCTAGTGCATCCTGAAAAAACTGTACGCTTCTGCCCGTTAACAGTTTTTACTGATCTAGTTTTATATAAAATAACTTCGTCTTCAATTTTAAGCAATCCATCATTTGGAGGAAAATTTACATCTTCATAAACTTCAATTTCAGTATCATTAGCATCGATAGATACTGATAAAATTGCATATGGAGTTACCGACGTGTAAGTGTCAATATTAATAAGTTTTTCAATATTTCCTAAAATATCTAAAGGATTACTATTCGTTTCTAAGAACGCATAGTACTCTTTAAGGAAAGATACAAATGTTGGATATTCCGAAGCAAAGTAATTAGATACTTGACTGTCAATGGAACTCGATACTTTTAGATCGTTAAACATATTTAACTAGATACTGGAATTTGTCCTACGCCGGATGTTCTGTTGGCAGATGAGATTGTATCAAGGATTGAGGTTACTCTTATATCTTCTGGTTTAATAGAAATATAAAGATCACGCAATGCAATGATATCATTTGATTTTGGTACTACCGAGAAAGAGATAGTTTCAAGATTACCTACAACAGAATTAATATTGATAGCATTAATATTTATTTCACCCTTTTCATAGTCAATTGTACCGGCATTTTTAGACCAGTATATTTTATCGCCACCAGTTATTCTAAAAATTGCTAATCCAGAAACACCATATTTTTCAAAATAGTAAACATTAGTAGTATCTTCACCAGTAATTTTAAATCCACTAGAAATCAAATCTGTATCATCAGAAATTCTATTTCCATAACAAATTTCATATGAAGCAAACACATTTGACAAAACTGGCATATTTTTCTTTATTCTAATTTTAGTAATATTAGAAGTAATGCCTGGATCAGTAGAATCAATTTCTGCTACAAGTTTACTATATTTAAATTTACCATTAAATCTATCTAAATCATTATCTTCACCAAATTGTTGAATAACTGCTCTAGAAACTTCAGTAATTTGTTGTGATGTCCTTCTTGATTTGTTATTATTGTAATAAACGTAAGAATCAATTTCTAAGAAAATATATGATGGATCAATGACTTCAGGAATCACTGAAAGGATAGTATATTCTTTAATTGACTTAGTTAGATTCATTTTTGCTGTTGTAGTCATCCTATCAGCACCAAATGGTTTTGCTGCAATGAATACTTTCCCATATTGTGGAGGACTGGAATCTTCCCCACCATAAATTGACAACGCTTCAAGATTGGGATATAGTTGTGTGACTAATGTCTCATAATCTCTGACTGTAACCGCTCTCTGTTGGGCAGAATATGACCTAGGAGCAAGGTATTTGATAGAAGTGATACTCTGAGGTAATGCACCACCTGAAGAGGGGTTTACGACCGTTATGGTTGGAGTTATATTTTCAAAAAATTGATTGTTATATTTAAAAACTCCAGTAAACTCAAAAAGTGAGCATTGATTCGCTTCGTCTTGGTTATTAACAATATACTCAATAGTTACTGAATCAAGATTTTGCAATTTACGTCCAAAAACATCATCGCCAAAGAATATTTCAAACTGTTCGTTTTTATTTTCTTGAATCCAGTAAATTTTATCGTTAGAGGTTAAACCTGTAATACTTTCTGCTTTTTTATAAGTTAATGGAGCATTAAAATTATTTTCATTAACAATGACTGTGAGTAAGTCAATATCTGCATTAGCACTTGGAATAATAATACTTTGTCTTGTTGAAGTGTCAATATTATAAACAATACTTAAAAGATTTCCTTGGTAGATGTCAATGTCTGAAAAACGTACCTTTCTAACACCATCAACATCAACAAATGCTTCTCTTGTAATATCATCTAGTGTTGAATATACAAAAGAACCATTTTGATTACTACCAATGAATGATTCGCCTTTTTTTAAAGTAAATGCACCAATCTGTGGAGATACTGGTACATCCATACTAATTGTTGCCTTTGCTGACTTTGATGATCTTGGTGTATATCCAATCAAACTCGCAAGAGAAACAACATTCTCTCTAATAGAGGCACTATCAAAAAATACTTCATTGGCAATCAGGTTAGCATTTAACGCTGAATAATAAGTGTTGTATGATAGTACATCAATCAATTGGGACAATACAGACCCTTCAAAATTATAATCACTAAAAGTATCAGACGCACGTAAATACGCCTTCAAACTTTGTTTGATATTCTCAAAATCTAAATTAGTGATTGTGTTAAACGCCATTATACTCGTTCTAAAATAAGGTTAAGTGACTGCTGATTCAGTGGTAATCCTACAATTTCATAATTAATTGTAAGTTCTACTGAATTATCGTCAACATTATCAAGATAATCAATATTAATAACTTTAACGCGAGGTTCAAAAACTTTTAATGCGTCTTCAATCGAAATCGTGATGTCATCTGCTAAAATAGGGTCAAATAGTTCAAACAATATAGTTTGTGCTTCAGTACCAAATAGAGGGCGAAAGAATTTTTCACCCCTCATAGTCATTACAACGTTTTTTACTGATTGCTTAATGGCATTCTCATTTGTTAACAGATTAATATCACCCGTAATAGGGTGAGATTCAAAACTGGGATTAATATCAACAAATTTTTTGGATACCTTACGCATTTTAACGCCCGTTATACTTTATATATCTACTTTTTCTTGTCTTTTTTCTGTTCTACTGATTTTTTTAAATAATAATCTGATTTTGGGTCCGTAATTAGGACCATTCCAGATTTTTTAAAACTTTCACTTTGATCCGGCACAGGTTGAATTGCCATTTTTTCTCCAAATTAGTATAGAATAGAACTTTTTTATATTTATTCACCCAGTTCTTCGGGTGTTTTCCAGAAATAGTCATTGGTATCACCCAATCTACCCCATCTTATACCCTGCTCAACTTGATAATACTCGGTAGATACCTTAAAATCAGGTGTTTTGGGTTCTTGGGGGGTAAGAGACAAGTCAAAGATCCTGATTCTATTGTTTGGATACAGTGCAAACTGCCCATTTTCCAACAAAATACAGTTATGTGACTTATGTTCCTCTGGAACTTCACTTACATTGGTGTTTGTGATGTCTATATCAGGGTGGAAGTTGTCTAATGTGAACAAATACTCACCAGACATTGCACCAAAGTGACGAGTGTTGCACACAAAGTCCATAGAACCGATGAATTGCTTCTCAATACAACGGACTCCATAGTCCATGCAATTCCA